AAAATACAGTTATTTTTTTAATGAAAACCGTTAAAAAATATGCAAATTATACACAAAAAACAGACATATTTTGAGAAAAAGGGAGGTGAGCGGATTGACAAAAACGGAAATAAGAGATTCTCTGGTCAAGCAGTTGGAGCTTCGGGGAATGAATGCAGAGTTTTACAAAGACATGATTGACGATTATGTATATTACTGGTCACTGAAAAAGAAGCTGATTAGTGATATCAAGTCCAAAGGGCTCAGATACAAGACTATTAACGGAAACGGAGTTGAAGTCGAGAAAACAAATGATTCTGTTGTCAATCTGCAAAAAACAACAGCAACTATGCTCAAGATTTTAGCTGATCTGAGACTTAAGGATCCGGTACCTGAACCGGAAAAAGCAACAGATGGTTATCTGTAAGGAAATTGATGATTATCTCAAATATGTCAAAGAACATCCGAAGTGGATAAATAAAAAGCGAAAACAGCTTATCAAGAACATTGTAAAGCCATTATTTAAGCGGAATGATATTTTTTTCGATAAAGAGACCTATGAGAATTGTCTCGAATACTGCAAAGTAAATTATTATGAGCTTTTTCCATACCAGAAGTTCATATACGCGTTTGTATTCATGTACAAAGACGATATTCCGGTATTCCCAAAGTTTTTCATCAAAGAAGGACGTGGAAACGGAAAGGACGGCTTCATTGTTCCCTTGGTAAATTTTATGCAGACACCTCTGTATGGTGTCAGAAATTATCATGTTGAGATTGTGGCCAACTCAGAAGATCAGGTCAAGGACACTTTTAAGGTTGCCTATGACAAGCTACACGAAAATGCAAAATTCAAGGGAAAGTTTTCGGTCACAAAGGAACTTATCACGAACCTGGCAACAGGATCGGAGATGAAATACAACACTTCGAACGCAAAGACCAAGGATGGTAAGCGAACAGGATGTCTTGTCCTGAACGAAATCCATGCCTACGAGAACTATGACCAGATCAATGTATTTGAATCCTCTTTTGGTAAGGTCAAGCATTCGAGAGAGTTCATCATTACCACAGACGGCTACGTCAGAGACGGTCCGTTGGATGAGATTTCATCAATGTGCGCTGAAATCCTTGAGACCGGTGAAAATCCACTGGGATATTATCCATTCATCTGCGAAATTGACAGCATGAAAGAAGTTGATATTCCTGATGCATGGCACAAAGCCAACCCATCAATGGAGTATATGCCGATTCTGGCCAATCAGATAATGCACGATTATCTTGAAATGAAAAAGATACCGTCAAAGAGACCGGAATTTATTACAAAACGAATGGACAGATCGGCACGAAAGGAAGAGGAAACGGTCACAACATGGCTGAATGTACTGCGTGCATGTTATGAGGGCAGTACGACAGAGGAATTAGAACTGAAAAAGCCAAGAATGACAATCGATACAAAAGGGCAGCCGGCTGTAATTGGAATCGATTATGCCGATATAAGGGACTTTGCATCGGCGGGAGTTTTGACAAAAACCGAATCAGGAGAATATATATGGCGACAGCACACATGGATTTGTGCTGAATCGCCTTTTTTAGACTTCATCAAGTTCCCGCTTAAGAACATAGGGCAGACCGAATTTAATGATTTCGAGGTGGTACCGGGACCTGTAATCGATGTGAATAGCATAGTTGATTGGTGTATGGAAAGATGTGCTGAATATGATGTCAAGAAGATAGCAATGGATACATACCGTTACACTCTGTTTAAGATGGCATTCGAGGAACGGGGCCTTACGATTGAGGATCGTAAGAATCCGAACGGTGTAGTCCGGTTGATCCGGAAGATTACATCAGCAACTGGAATAATTGCACCATTTATCCAGTCAATGTTCAGTCAGGGCATGATTAATTTTGGGGCATCAGCAATAATGCGTTGGTACACCAACAACACAAGTGTTACCGAAGATAAATATGGCAATAAGATGTTTGGAAAGGTAGAACCGAAGCTCAGGAAAAATGATGGGTTCATGGCTTTTGATGTTGCAATGTTCTGCAAAGATGAACTGGAGGTTCAAATAATATACATTTAGGAGGCAGCAATGTTTGATTTCCTGTTTCAAAAAAAGAATAAAGAGATGCAGTCTATGGCAGAGATTATTGCGCTTGACTTGGAAAAGCTTAATCTGTCAAAGCTGGCAATTGAAAAAGCTGTGATGATGATTGCAAGGGCAATTGCAAAGTCTGACATAATAGTCCAGACAGACAGCAAACAGAAAAGCAGTATAGAGTACAGACTCAATGTAATGCCAAATGACCATGAGTGTGGAACTTATTTCTGGACAAGGATTATAAGAGAACTGCTATGGGCACAGGAAGCGCTTATCATCCCAATGAATGGCAAATATTACAAAGCGTCTGCATGGCAGGTGTCAAACAGTGTGCTGTCAGAGCGCATATACGGCAACATAACGCTCGAATGTGCAGGGGAACAGTATGGTTTATACAAAAAATTCATGTCATCAGAGGTGATTCATTTACGGTACGACAATGCAAAGATAAGAGTGTATCTGGAGTCCGTTGTGAATCAATACAACAATACGCTCAATGCAATTAATTACATGATTCGTCTATCCAATCAGCCCAAATTTAAACTGAAGCTGGGTACAGCACAGTCCTTCAGGGAAAAGCAGGCTGATGGAACTGACAAGATAGTCACCAAGGACATGTATGCAGAGAAAATCAAGAGACTGCTTGAGAGCGAAGATATAACGGTAATGACAGAGTCGGAAGGTGTATCACTTGAAAATATACAGA